AAAATATTAGAACGACAAAGAGAAAATTACCAAAGAACTTCTGAAATATTATCTGAGCTGTCATCTCAAGAAGTAATAGACGCATTGAATAGAGGTGCGACCGAAAAGGAATTGACTGAAATAAAAAGAAGTGGTGCAAAAGAAAGGTTAGCACTATTAAAAGAAGAATATGATGATTCAACTAAAGAGTATTTAAAAAATACAAAATTAAGTGGGAAACAAGCCGATGCAGCGGAAATAGTATATCGTGCCGCGTATAAAAAATATTCAGATGAAAGAATAAGAATAGACACAGAAGAAGCGCAAGCAAAGTGGGATATAGCAAAAGATGCGAAATCAAAACAAGAAGAAGCTGATAAAAAAAGTCAAGAGAAATCTAAAGAACAACAAAGTAAACGAGACGAGGCGGCTAAACAAAGATTACAGCAAGAACATGAAAGACTTTTAAATCTTAAGAAGTTAGAGAATGATTTTTTGATGGAAATCGAACAAGCTGAAACAGAATACTATAATTCTTTATTAACTCAAAGACAAAAAGATACTCAAGACGTTAACGATTATTATTTTAATCTAATTGCACAAGCTGAAAAATATGGACAAGACACTACTGTATTAAAACAAGCACAAGCTCAAAAACTTTATTTAATAGACAAAGAATTTAAAGATAAACAAATAGCTGACCAAAAAAATGCTTTAAATATACAAGCGCAAAATGAAGAAGATTTTTATACAACTTATCAGGAGACAATAAACACTTCACAAGAAAACGAAGTAACTGCTATAAATGATAAATACTTTTTACTTATTGCAACTGCAAAACAGTACGGACTTGACACCGCAGAACTTGAAAAAAAAAGACAAGAAGACTTAGCAAAGATAGAAGAAACTGCACTACTAAAAAAAATAGATAACGTTAAAAAGTATGCAGACGCTACAATGTCTTCTTTAAATGCTTTAAACGATTTACAAAACCAATTAGACGCTAATAAATTAAAGAATCAAAACTTAACAGAGGCGCAAGTATTAGAGATTAAAAAGAAAGCGTTTAACAGAGACAAGGCCTTAAAGATTGCTAGCGTTTCTATAAATACAGCAGAGGCTATAAGTAAATCCGTTGCTTTAAGTCCAGGAACTTTTGGAGCGCCTTTCTCTATATTCTCAGCGGTCACGGGAATAGCACAGATTGCAGCAATTGCAAGCACTAAATTTGATGGAGGCGGTGGTAATATTGCAGCGCCCCCAACTCCAAATAGTGACACTCAAGGCGCTGGCGGGGGTGGATTCGGTGCGGGTTCTACTAGTGAAGTGTCAAGTGTTGGACTTACAGATAATGCTACAGGAATTAAAGTTACGGTTGTAGATTCTGAGATTAAGGCTGTTATGGACGCTTCAGCTGCTGCTAGTGTATTGTCTACTTTCGGAGGTTAGTGTAAACACTATTTAGAATTAATCTAAATAAAATGTAAATAATTCAATTTTAATTAATAACTTTATATTATGTTACCAATTTATAAGCTTACAATTAACGACAATGATGAGACGGGCGTAGACTATAACGCGTTTGTTGACACTCCAGCCCACCTAAAAGCCTTTATTGCTTTTGATAAATCAATGCCTTATAAGTTTAAAGAAGAGCAAAGAATTGTAACGGGTGTTATGATGAGCGCAAATACTTTGATATACCGTAACAGTCCTGATATTGGAGAACACCAAGTTTTCTTTGACGTTGCTACTATTAAACAAATTGTTTTAAAGTTCTTTAAGAACAGTTTTGGGAACAATGTGAATAAAATGCACAATGAAAACGATAAAGTAAACGGTGCTATAATGCTAGAAAGTTTCTTTATTGATTCAAAGCGTGGTATTAACGCCCCTATCGAATTTAGTAAACAAAATCTACAAGATGGGACTTGGATAGCGTCTTACAAAGTAGAGAATGACCAACTATGGAACGAAGTAAAAAGTGGAAAGTTTCAAGGGTTTAGTGTTGAAGGAATTTTTGATAGAATACAAGTAAATATAAAAACAAATAATAAACAAAAGATGAACAAAAAAGAAGTAAGTGGAAAGTCACTTTTCAATTTGATCTTTGGAAAAAGCAAGTTTGAAGATGTGCCAGTTACAGAAGAAACAGTTTCATCATTTGCGGAGGTTACATCAATAGACGGCACGGTGCTGACTTATGAGGGTGAACTAGCAATTGATGCGCCTATCTTCGTAATTGATGAGAATGGCGATAAGTTGCCAGCTCCAGCATTAGATTATCAATGTGATATCGACGGCAAAACAGTTATAATTTCTGTTAATGAAAGCGGTTTAGTTTCTGCTATCGAAGACGTTATCGTTGAAGATGCTGAGATGAGCGCTGAGATTAAAGACTCAATCCTTGCAGAAGTTGCTGAAGTAATGAAAAGTACTTTAGAAGCTACGTTTGCTAAGATTGAAGAATTGACTTCAGAACTTAAAAAACTTAAAGAAGAAAAAGTGAGCAAGTTTCAAAGTGAAGCTAAAACGGGAGTTAAAGAAGTTGCTAAAATGACAGCAAACGAAATCCTAAAAAATATTAAAAACTAAATTTAAAAATAAATAAAGATGAATAAAATTGGAAAATTGGGTAAAGCCCTTAAAGAAAAATTTGATTACGATGTAGTTGGATTACCAGCATGGACTGACAACACAATGCCTGTAGTAATTACAGACTTGATTAACAACTCTGATTTTTTAAGTTCTTTGACTTTAGAGTCAGATGTTAAAGGAACGAAAGAGATTGCTTTGTTAAATTCAGATGTAACGCTTCAAGCTAAAGTTGCTTGTACTCCTTCTCCTGATGGTTCTGTTATCTTTACAAAAGCTGACCTTACAACTGTACCTTTGTACATGGGTATCGAGTTTTGTAATGAAGACCTTAATGGTAAAATGACTCAAATCTTAAACAAGTTAGGTTTGAAAATGCAAGACGGTCAACTTCCTGCAGACCTTGAAACTGTTTTAGGTGCTTACCTTGGTAAATTGTTACAACGTAAAGCTCAGTTAGTAGTTGTTTCTGGTGACACTTCTTCAATCGACCCTGAACTAGTTTTGATGAATGGTTTACGTCACATCTTAGTTAACGATGCAGATGTATTGACTTACGATGCAGCAGATGCTACAATGACATCTACAAACGCTTATACTCAATTTATCGGAGTACATGATAAAATACCTACTGAATTGTTTGATAACGAAATGACTATCAAATTATATACAGGACGTACTGAAGCTAGAAAATGTATCACAGCTTGGAATACTGCTAATCAATATGATCACGTAGTTGTTACTAATACTAAATCTAGTGTTTCTTTTATCCTTCCTGGAACAAACGTTGAAGTTGTTACTTTGCCAGAGTTAGATGGTAAATCTGAAATTTACGCTATTCCTTTAGATTTAACTTTCTTAGGTGTTGATTCTTTAGATGATATGAATTTTGAAGTTAAGTACGATGCTTATAACGATAAATTGAAAGCTGAAGCTTCATTTAGATTAGGTACTCAAATTGTTTGGGGTCAATACTTTGTTAGACTTCATTTGTTAAACTCTTAATATTACTGAATTATGTGTGAAATCCTAGAAGGAAAGAACGCAGTATGTGATAGCGTAGGCGGTGTAAAAGCCATCTACGCTTGGAATACTGCAGACGCTACAATAACAAAGGCAAATGGTACTATTTCATCTTTATCTTTAGCAGCTGGTAAATATATCCACAAGTTTTTTGTTGAAATGGAGACGTCTAAATTTACAGCCACGAAAATAGGTGATAGAAAAAATCAATCTGTAGCATACGAGCAAACAGGAACTATGATGTTGAGCGGTAATACTGCAACTGATATTGTAAACCTTGAAGCTTTAGAAATCGCTAGAACTACTTTCGCTGTAGAATTGAACGATGGTACTTACGAAGTATTCTACGAAACTAACGGGGCGAGTGTTTCAGGTGTTAGAGATTCTGGACAAGCTTATGAAGATGCAAACGGTAACGTTTTAACTTTATCTGGTAAAGAAAAGAATAGACCTAATAAAATTGCTGCAGGATTAATTACAGCATTGTTAGACCCTGTTTCTTAATTAGAAATAATAAATTAATTAAAACCTTATTGAGAATTAATCTTAATAAGGTTTTTTTTGTATCTTTGAACTATGACAATTTTAATAACGAAATCTAGTTTAAACATTATAGCTTTGACATTGTCAGAACTTGAGGACCAAACACTAGATATTAATTGGCTTTTTAGGTTTACTAAAGACGAAGGTAGACAAGAAATATTTTGCTATTTAAATGATTTAAACGAGTCGACAGCACGTTATAATTTGTTTAATTTATTGGAGGGTGTAGATGCAACGTTTACAAAACTAGGAGATTATACCTATAGAGTTTATCAAATGCCTAACGGTGGTTCTTTAGATTATTCCTTAGGTATTCAATGCGAGATAGGTAAAGTAAGAGTAATAGATAATATTATAGTAGTGCCAGCAAGCTTTGAGCCTACATTAACATCAAATATTTATGGAGGAGAAACAAACAGCTAGAACGTTTAGTACATTTAGAGAGGTTGCAATCATTGACCCCGTTGAAACAGTAGCCAAAGAAGGGTGGGTAAAATGGGGAATCGACAACCTTTACCCTCAATTTTTATGGTCTTTATATGTTAACAGTCCTATTCATGGAGGTATAATCAACTCTAAAAATACTTTTATTTCGGGTGCTGGTTTAAACTATGAAGGTACTGAGAATTGGGATGAGATTAATAAAAACGGACGTTCTAAATATACACTAGACGAACTTGTCGAAATGTACTCACTAGACCAGGAAGTTATTAACGGTTATTATATTAAATGCGTTTATGATTCATTAAATCAAAAGTGGCAATTAGAACACTTAGATTTTGAGTTGATGCGACCTAATGAAAACGGAACTATATACTATTATTCTGAAAATTGGGCAACGTCTAGACAAAATGATAAGACAAAATTCAAAGAATATACTAGCTTTTTTAACCGTACAAGTGAAACAAAAGAATGCGTTTTATTTGTAAAGGCTAAATCTAGACAGTTTATACTAGAAACTAAAAAGCTAACTTCAGGATATTACCCTATTCCATTGTACAGCGGTGGTATTGATTCAATATTGACTGATATAGAGATTAATTTCTTTAGATTATCAGAGGTTGTTAACGGTTATAAGGGTGGGACATTGATATCTTTAAACAATGGTATACCAGAAAGCGAAGAACAAGCTGAAAAGATAGTATATGACCTTAAATTAAACGCTACAGATAAGCGTAAGCAAGGCGGTGTAAGCGTTACTTTCTCAGATGGTAAAGATAGAGAGCCTAGCATTGTGCAATTAAATGGAAATGACCTAGATAAGCGCTACGAAAGTACAGAGGTTGGACTTTCTAAAAAGATATTTATTGCACATTCTGTAATTAACCCTAAAATGTTCGGTTATATTCAAGATTCTTCTTTATTTTCTAGTGACTTAGAAAATGACTTTAAACTATTCAATCGTACATACGTAAAGAAAAGACAAAAGAATATATCAGACTCTTTGAACTATGTACTTTCAGAACTTAACGGAATGACGGGAGAAATTAGTTTTAACGAATACGAACTATTTGATAAAGTTATTGAGCCAATTGTACCTGTAGCTTTAAAGTTATCAGCAGAAGACAATGAAACGCAAATACTAGATTTATTTGTAAGTTGTGGACGTTCTAAAAACGATGTTAAAATTATAAAATCTAGTGAATTTAAAAACCAAACAGAAGAGGAAATTATCGAAGGCTTTTTTAAAGACAAATTTGCTGTTAACGAT